CCTTTGCCTAGTCGCAATCAGCGAATACGGCATAGACATTACATCGTCGGGGTTGTTGATGCGCTTAAGATTGCGCTTGCTGGTCATGGCAATACGCTGAACCTGCGGGCTTGGTTCTACGCCAAACTCGGGGGCGATCTCCATTGCTAGGTTGTACGCAAACGCCCGCAAATACCCAGGTGGAAACAATAGATCGGTGTTCAGCAGCGGAGGCTCGGTCAGTTCTTGCACGCTGATAAAGTGCCACTCCAGCAGCCTTGTGGGCCGTGGGTAAATGAAGATGTCAAAATCCGGGTAGGTGTTATTGACAAACATCACCTGTGGAAACGTCGAGGTTACAGTCTTAACCGCAATGCCGTTGTATTGCTGTTGGTTGATTTGCTTTATTCCATAAGACACGCCCGTGCCGGGGTCTCTAAAATAAGTAGCGTCATCAATCAAAATAGGGCGCACGGCTGTTCCGTTCAGCCGCACCAGCGAACCCGTTGGGCCTAGCGTTTCATTGATGGAACCAACAGGCCAATTGACAATTTGGTCAATGGTTGCAAACACCGACAGTCTTTCGGTGTTCCATGAATCAATCATTTGCTGCATTGCAGCAAGACCCGATTGAGAGGTTGCCGCAGAAGGCGTTTCACCCTCGGCTAGTACACCCAGCAGACGCAATGCCCTATTGATCTGATCGCCTGCGGTGAATGTAGCCATATCAATCTCCTTCGTCGGGCACTTTGCGGGGTCGACCGCGCTTGGGCGCTACTATTGCTTGAGGCGTAACCTCATCATCCTGATCGTCAGGATTGTAGCGTGACCACCCGTTTTTTTCATCAAAATCTACTTCCAAATCCATAGTGGCGACTTTAGCGCCATGAACCGGATGCGTAAGATAAATAGCGGCCATAAGAGTAGGGGGCCAAAGCCCCCGTTTGGTTTTACAGTACGTGGATTACAGCAAAGTTGATTACCACGGCCTCGGACAGCGAGCCGCCCGAAATATTGCGCAGGGTAATCGTGCAGCTTCCAACGGCCTTGCCAGAAATCCAGCAGTTGTAGGCACCAGCAGTAGCGCCAGAAGAAACGCTCAAAACTACAACGTCTTTTACGCCAATGGCGCTGTTGGTCAACGTAAACGAAACGTTTGTGGCGCTAGCCAAAGCCGCGCCGTTCATAGTGATTTGACCAGCAGACTTGTTTAGAGTTACCCCTGTAGACTTGTTTGTCAATTGAGTCACTGTACCGCTTGCTTCTGCAGCATAGCCAAGTTCCTCAGTGGCATAACAAGAGCTAAATTCCGGATCAAGATAGGCAACGCCAGTTGCTTTGGTGTTAGGCATGATGCGTCCTTTTAAGAAAGGGGGCCGAAGCCCCCAAGATTAACCAATGCGGTAGACCGTAAAGGCGTTATCAGCCGTCTTGCGAAATCGGAAGATGCCGCTAGAGGTGATGGGTAGTGCAACCGTAGCGTTACCGCCATCGCTAAAACCAGTACCAGAACCCATTGCCAAAGCAGCGGTTCCCGAGCTAGTGCCGATGTTAATAACAATCAGGTCAAACGTATTGCCAGCCCCTGCGCTAGACACAACGGCATCAATACCAGACGCTGCGGGCAGCGTGTAGGTTTGAGCAGCCGTAGCGCCAGAGCCAACAATAAGCACGCCAGCAGTTACCTGAGCAGCCGACAGGGTAGCGGTGCCAGCCTGCGACAGAGGTAGTGCCATGTACCTAAGAATGGTTTCGTTGCGGTTGCCATCGCCAACTTGATAGCCGCCGCCGCCGTTAGGAAGTGCCATGATAAATTCCTTTCAAAAAAGTTTAAGGGATTAACCCCAAATCCTAGTAGCCATCGGAGCGCGAATGACGCCGTAACCATACAAAACGTCAATACGGCAAGGCATACGGTCATTGTTAATGTCGTACTGGCGAACAATACGCAGGCTAATGCCGTTGTGAACAGCACGCGAGGCCATGTCAACACCTTGAGGCAGCAACAAGTCAGCCGTAGCAAACGTGATTGCGTCCTTGTGGTAAACAAGGTTTTGAGCGTATTGCTGGCTAGGAGCGCCAACAAACACAACGGCTTTGCTGTTAGCGGGCAGCGCATTCACGGTAGCCAACGCATGATTGGCTGAGTAAATGGGAGCCACGGTCACAGTAGCAGTCGTGGTGGCGGTAGTCGATGCAAGGGCCACAAACTGAAAAAGCGAACCAGTGGATTCACGGGTTTGCGGGTTTACGGCAAAGCAATCAGCAATGGTAAACACATCACCGGGGTTGATGGTTTCACCAGAGCCAACAGTCAGCGTCAGCGTGGTAGCGCCTTCAGCGGTCACGGCAGCGCCGGTAGTAGCGCCGGTTGCGGCGCGAGTGCCGGTCAGGTGCTGCTTGATGGACTGCGACATGTTGATTTCTTCAAAACCAAGCACGCCCGTGCCCATCATGCCGTTCTTAAACTGTTTGGAAACAGTATCAGTCGGGTTAAACAGACCTTTCATGCCTTCAACCAGTCCAGCGTTTGCAGCAGGGTTAACCGTGGCGTAACGAGGCGACATAACCGCAGCGTTCTCGTTCAGCTTTTGCTGGGCTTGCAGCAAAACAAACGAGGTGCTGGGCGTAGTGCCAGGAGTGCCCACAGAGTTGCCGATGGTGCGATAAGCGTTAGCCACATCAGCATCGATGCTGGAGGCCAGTTGGCTAATACGCGGTTTCAGCACACGCTCTGCAAAGTCGTCCAACTGCATGGTCAGTTCGGCAGTCGTGAAGTTTACGCCAATGTGTTTCTGGTTAGAAACAGAGAGGGTCGTAAACTGCTCGTTGTCGTCCTGCACTTGCAGCGCCGCACCGTCAGTGACCAAAGCACGGTCAGGCAGACGAATACGCAGAGTCGAACCAATCTTGGCACCTTCAACAGCAAAGCTGTCATCGTACTGACGGTTTACGTTACGGGTGAGTACTAGGTTGTTCTCCAGAATCTCCAGAGCTTTCCGAGTAATCATGTCAATGGTAAGAAGCGAATTGCTCACGATACTTTCCTTTCAAACTTTTAGCGGGTAGCCTGCATTTTGCGTATTTGCCGCTGACGCTCTGCTTCAATCCACTCTGATACGCTCATCGACTTGGTAGACCGTGGGTCTGTCGTGTCGTAACTTGGGTTTCCGGAAGCTCTTGCGCTAATAGGCGTAATAGGTGCTGGTGCAGACGATGTTTTCTTAACTGGTGGATTATCTGCCAATTTGGCTTCAATACGACCAATTTCCTTGGCTTGCAAAAGCGGCGACAAGCGGGCGATTCGATCAGCTTCTTTTGGATTAGACCCAAGCCAATAGGCTACATCGGGGCCAACCTCAGACGCTTGAATTGCTTCAACCATCTCTCTCGTAATTGTCAGGTTTGGGTTGTAGGCGACTTGTTCAAAGTCGTCATAAACTTCCCTAGCCGTTTCTTCACGATCCTGATACGCAGACTGCATTTCAGCGCGTGCTTTTTGAACTTCCCGCTGGGCAATCAGTTCTTCAGCCTTCCTAACTGCCAGTGCTTCCGCATAAGCTTCAGTAGACTCAAACTGATCGACAGACGGCAAACTCTGAGGCACTTGCTGCGCTTGCTGTGCAATGCGCGTTTGTTGCTCGCGTTCCCACTTACGTTGCTCTCTTGCAAGCCGCTTGCTAATCATCGCATCGATTTCGGCCTGGGTAAATTTCTTTTCCTCGGGCGTCTGCTCGGGTTGATTCTCAGCGACTACCGGCGCGGTTTCTTGCACTACAGTAGCAGCCGTTGCTTCTGGTGCTTGCGCGGAGTCTACTTCCGCTAAGGTTTGAACTTCTTCAGTCATTTCATGTTCCATTGGAACCCCGGTCTACTGGGCCGGTACAGTTCTCAGATTATGCGTTAAAAAAGCGCTTGTCAAGACACGCGAGTTATGCTCACAAAGTTAAATCGCGGGTCGTTGTCTAGGTTGATTGCGCTGCCTTGATTGTGGAGCAACTTTATCTCCAAATAATCAACGCCTCCGTTCAAATACAGCAGCGTATCGACAGAACTGGTCATTTTTATCGACACCGCCGCCGCCGTTTGCGATGCAGCGTATATACCAGACTGATAAAAATTGCCGTTGACGTAGATTCGTATTTCAAATCGCGTGCCAGACGGCCATGTGTAAGCGCCTGTGATGGCGCTGGCGCTGATTTGGTAGTAGCCATCGTACAACGGCTCAAACTTTCCGTTGCCAGGAGAAAATTCAGACAGCGTGTCAAACTCTTGGCTGGAAAACGTCATAATGGTAGCAGTGGCATTTGGAATGCTGCCGGTGCTACTGGTGTCATTTGCCCTGACTTTGGTACTTGTTGGGCCAATAAACAATTGGTTTTGTGGCTGCGTTCCTTGGTAGGTAAACCCACCATCAAGAATCTCCCACATGTTCATGTCATTGACCGTAACCGCGCTGTTCCAAATATGGGTCACTACGTCACTAATAATTCTGAACCTGTTTTGACGCAAAGCGACGCCATTGAACGTCAACACATTAACGCCAGACTCAAAATAACCGCCAAACTCGTTTGCGTCGCAAGCCAACACAGTTGAATCAACCGTAATAGCTGACAGAAAGTCAAACCACTTGTTTCCACCAACACCCATGCCAAGTTTGTTGGCGTTGAAAACTTGCGTACCGTTGCCTGTGATTTTTACGTTGTAGTCGCAACGAATGTTTAAATTGTCAAGCCTGTTGAAATAGATGCTGGCTGTCGATGTGTCAAAGTCAATGCCAACTTGGTTTGTTGCCACACCAATCTTGGATACGACAAAGTTGGTAAATGTCCAGTAACTGCAACCATTGTTTTTTATCATGGTTTTGCCGTTAACAGCAGACCGAACCTCAAAACCATCCCATTGGCAATACCAATCACCGACAATCAATTGACCTGTTCCGGTCAAGGTAATTTTTGTTTTACCGCCAGTATTTGTGTCTCCAGCGCCAGCGCCAAACAAGCCAGATGTAATTGTGACAGGTGCGTTGACAACGTAGTCACCTTGGGGCATCCAAATTGGTTTTCCCGTTGCTGCCGCAGCAATAAATGCGGCGCTGTCATCAGTTGACCCATTTCCAACAGCGCCGTAGTCAAGCACGTTGACCATTGCGCCAGAAATCATCGAATATGTGACTTTTGTGAGTGCCATACTGAGCCTTAGACGAAATAGGTCAAGTTGAACTGAATAATTGTGTTTGTTTGCACATCACCAGCCATTGCTGATGCTGATCCTGCGGCAAACTTTTCAATCCTGATTTGTGATTCACTAGGAATGATTCGTCCCATGATTGCGGTAGTTGCGGTCACTGCTAGCCCCGTCGCATAAATTGCAGCCGCTGACCGGCTACTAGTGTCGGCGCTGTTTGTAAATGGCAAGCCTTGCAGCAGCAACGCGCCCACCGGCGACGATACTGACGACACTTCACAAATGCCCGTCACAGTTACAGCGCGTCCAACGCGTGTGTACTTTGCTGCGGCTGCGGATAGCGTAATTAATCCACTGGTGCTAGGCACAAGGGCGGGCGTCCAACTCCCCTCCTCATACCAGTTCAGCAACTCGCTCGTCATCCCTGGCGCGTTAGCATTGGCGGTAAAATTAAATCCTTTGCCAGCAGTTCCTTGAACCAAGTTTCCTGTAGCAAGCGTTTGATCGCCTGTAAACGATTGGGCTGCGTCTGTACGCGCAGCCATAAAATTAGCGTCTGGAGTTGTCATTACTCGCGTTGCCCCGGCACTTGGCCCTGCAACTTGCAACACTCCGGTAGTGGCGTTTGATTGAATTTGCCTTGGTCGCAAATCATTGTTTGCAACTTTTCTAGTTGCGCCGCTTTGAACAATAGGCAAAACTTCAGTACCCGCAAGTGGTGTACTTGCGCTTGTTAGTGCTGAAATTTTTGTAAGCGGCATATCAAACGTAATTTACTTCAATTTTTGAGCCAAAAAGTGCCGTTCCTGGAGGCGCTTCAGAAAAAGTAAGCACAGCGCCAACAACACTGTAGGTGTTTTTTTGCTGGTACACGCCATTGATGTACACATTGGTTGTGTTTTCACTTGCTGGGGCGCTTGCTAACGTAAACGCAACCGTGCTGCCGTTGCCTGTAAAGTTGGCAATAATTGCAGCAGCATTAAAACTGCTTCCTACGTTGTCGTAGGTTGCCAGCAAAACATCGGTGCTGGTGCGAAGAACAAATTTGTACAAACGTAGCGCATTCCAAATTTCACCTCCAGGCACTCGGCCAGCCGCATCCAAAATAATTGGATTGGTATGCGCGGTGTTGCCGGTGCTTGATGTGTACGTTGCCAACGGTGTTGATGTGCCCGCCTCGTAAGTGTAAATTTTTCCACCCGACAACGGGTTGC